TATCTTAATCGGTGCATTTCTTATCTTGACAATGCTAAGAAATTTGGTATAATAAGTAAGTATAAGGAGCCTCGCTACTCGGTTAACGATGGCGGAAAGCACATTGTACTAGAATTACAGCCAATAAAATATGGTAAATGGTTTAAAACAAAACTATTAATTAAGAAGGGTTTATGAGATTAGAAGAAGAGATTAAAAATTATTTGGTAGAATTAGAGCATCACCTTACTTATTTAGATATTGATCAGCCGCTACAAATGACAGATTATGTTTTAACAAGTACGTGGATCAATGCTTTAGAGTGGGTACTAAATAATAAGGAACAGGAAGAGGAAAATCCCGATATAGTAGGAATATATAGAAAACCTGGGATGAGGAGGAAAGTTGGTCAATGATATTGAGTTGAAACAAAAAGCTTTTGATGTTCAGATAAAGAAACTACAAAAGCAATTTGGTTCAGATTTTCTAATTTCACTAGAGGATATTCCACCAATACCTGTAATTAAGACAAGACTTTTAAGTCTTAATCTTGCCTTTGGTGTTGGAGGCTTACCTCTTGGTAGGGTAATTGAAATAGTAGGAGACGAGGGTTCTGGTAAAACCACGCTCTCTCTTACATTGTTTGCAGATGTTCTGAATGCTGGCCACAAAGCAGTATACGTAGATATAGAGCGCAAAGTAACTGCTGAGTATGCTACTAAGCTTGGTGTACCCCTCTCTGCACAGATCATAAGGCCAGCTAGTGCTGACGCAGCCGCTATAGCCATTGATGGCCTTGCTGGCACTGGGGCAGTTTCTGTTATTTTTGTTGACTCTGTTGCTCAAATGGTAACAGAATCAGAATTAGAGAAAGAAGTAAATGACTCTAACGTAGGTAACATCCCTAGATTGCTCTCCCAGGCGTTTAGGAGGCTAGTACCAAAGTTATCTATGAATGAAGTTACTTTGGTTTTTATTAATCAGTATCGTCAAGAAATAGGTAAGATGTTTGGTAACCCCAATAAATCTAGCGGGGGTAGGTCCCTACAATACGCATCTTCCCTAAAGTTGGAAATGCGAGATGGACAAAGAATACTTGAAGATAAAGCAGAAATAGGGAAAGAAATTAAAATTAAAATTTCTAAGAACCAGTTGGGAGGCTCCCCAGGAAAAGAAGTTGTTTTAAAGATGCTACATACACAAGGATTTGATATTTATGATGACTTTTGTTCTGCCGTTTTATCTAAAGGCGTAGTGAAACTAAACGGATCTTACTTTTATTTTGGTGACGAAAACGTCGCTCAAGGTAGGGCAGGATTTATTGAAGTATTGAAAGAAAACAAAGAATTATTTAATAAAATTACAGATAAGTTCTACGAGGTACTATGATTGAGAAAGCAATAGCTGTATTGGCAGTATGTATATTAATTGGTGTAGCTGTTTTAATTTACTTAGTTATTAAACGTGAATTAAATAAGAAGGTATATGATTTAGCGCTTTATGAGCAAAAACTTGCTGCTATTTTGAATGCCACTAATGATAAGGTAGCTGTTATGAGCCAAACGTTGGATAAAACATCTTCTACCTTGGACGATGTTCCTTCTAAGGTGTTTAATATGATTAAAGGATCTAATCATACCTTACGTGGGGAATTGGGGGAATTTATTCAATATACTAGGTTGAAAGCTGACTATGATACTATCATTCCTTTAGGAGACGTGGTTGATTACCTATGTATTAAGTTCCCGCGGCCTGAAGCGGGCATAGATGGTAGTATCGATTTCGTCGAAGTTAAGACTAACAAGGCCCGACTGACCACGTCTCAAAAAGCAGTTAGAGCCTTAGTTGCAGATAAGAAAGTTGGTTGGAAAAATGTTAAGATACAGATGTCAGGTCAGGAGTGTCAGCAAGATGAAAATGACTCTATTGGATAAATTCCCAGTAACAACCGAAGATTTTGCTAGGATGTATTTTACAGCCGTAAAATCTGATTTCCCTCTGTTTGTTCTCCACGTATATAGCGGGCTTAGTGGATCAGAGGACATTTCAAGAGATACCATTGATGGTTTATTAGATGCATCTAAACAACTAAGTAAATATATGAAATTTTTATTAAGATTTCCGGAACGCAATTTTAGAGAGATAGACCTAGATATTTTGAAGAGAACAGCACAAGATTTGCCCCAATTTGATTCAAAACAGTATCTAGAAAATTCTCTAACGTTTGTAGAAGGACTGTCTGAGTGTGTTGTTTCTACTCTTGTTAAATGCAATACGGCTAGAGGAAATATAGATTCTTTTATAATGTCTCCTGTTATTGATTATATGCGTAATTGCGGTGTTGATTATTTTTTGGAGGATCTAATTGCCAGTGTCGACGATTCCGGAGCCGAACACTCCGCAGCAAATTAAAATTACTGTTATTTGGGTTGTTGAGGAAATTGACCAGCCTGCTGTTTCTAGGATGGCAGCTGCTTGGTGGAAATATCTTCCACAAGACGTAAGATTTGTCATTATTTTAAAAACTCAAGACCCGTATATAAATAATTTTATAGGGACACATCTGTATAGAGGTATCCCGCGATGTATAGTTGTAAATGTGCCAGAAAGTACCACTATCAAACAATGTTTTAGGATTGGTGAAAACCTGGCACACAAAAACAGTAACATTTATATAACGTTTTTCAACGAAGTGATTTTGGACAAAGAGGCGCTAATTAAGGCCATACAAGTTTTGGCTAAAGATGAAAAGAATGAGATTTGTGTGTTCAAAGAAGCCATTGGACCAAGCGGAGTACCAGAACAGGTGCCATTTGAAATGAATAATTTTTATATAAGTAAGTGGGGATTAAGTACTATTCAGCCCGGACAGCACATCTATGTTGCTTTAGCTGAGCCAAAGCATATTACTGTCGGGAGCAAAAGAACTGATCAACTGACTGTCTAAAAGTAAGTTGTAAGTTAAATATTTATACTATTATGCTAAGGAGGGAAAAATGAAAACTATTTGGAGATTTTTGGTTGGTATCTTTAGATTTATCAAGCCTGTATTTGAAGATCCTGAATTTGCAGAGTTTTTCGAGTATGTACAGGAAACTGTAATTTCTGCTATTTTAGGTGCCAAAGATATGGACCTTGATAATGATGGAAAGAGAGAACACGTCTTGCATGAGATTGGTTCTTTTTGTCTAAAGGCCGCTTGGGAATACAGAGAGTCGTTCGCTAGATTGGCTCTAGAGTTGGTTTACAACTCGCTGAAAAAGAAAGGTGAGGTTTGAAGCGGCCTTAATAGGTGCCTAGGTTCCTCACCTAGGTTTTCTATATAGCTTCTTCCTACCGAGGGCTGGGCAACCAGCCCTTATTTTTCTTGTTGACTTTTTCCGTTAAATGATGTAATATAAATTCACTGATAGTCCATCAGGAGGTTTAAAAAATGGATAAAAATGTTATTAATTTTCCGGGTCAGGGCGGCATTTCCGCGAAACCAGATGTTTCTGTTATGCTTGATGGTTTGATGTTTAGGTTTGATCAGCTTGCTGCTGCGCTAGAGACAATTAGTAGAAACGTTAATGAGCTTGCGCTAGATCAAAGAATTATGTACCAGACTCTTGTTGATAATGGAATTATTACAGACGATCAACTAAAGGATGTTGCCGAACTTGAACTAGAAATGATGAATAAGGTAAACGAGCTTCTGAAAGAAGCAGATACCCCAAAAGATATTCTAACTAAGGCAAACGAGGTTGGCGTTCCGCTCACGCGTCTTCCACTACACAAAATCATTTTGCATAACAAAGATCTAACCTATAACGAGAAGTTAGATATTTGTAAGGAATTTAGTTTGGAAAGCGTAGAGAAAGTACTTATTGATCACAAAGAATATTTTTTAGCTAATACGGAAGTAAGCATCTAATTAGCAATGAAGCTTTTCTGCTATAATACCGATACGTCGGGTTGCTATTGGTATCGTCTTTTTACGCCATTTACTAAACTAAAGGAAATAGCGAAGGACGATACCTTTAGCTTTGAGTTTAAACTTAAACATATTGATGATTTAGATCAATACGATATTGTTGTTTTACAGCGAGCAACAGATGCTTTGGGAATAGAAATGTTGGAAAAGTGCAAAGAGCGGCACATTCCGGTAGTTTACGAAGTCGATGATTCGTTGTTTAATATTGTTAAATCAAACCCTGCAGCCAAGTATTATGGCAGAGCAGACGTTAATTATTGTGCTAACTATTTATTGGAGCATTGTGATTATTTAACAACCAGTACTCAGAATTTGGCAAGATATTATGGTGCGTATTTTAACGAAAACAACATTTATGTTTTGCCAAATTCTGTTTCACTTTCTAAGCCATTTAGTGATATTAAAATAAAAAATGATGAAAAGTTTAAGCCGGCATTTCGCTTATTAATAGCCGGCAGTTCTTCCCATAAGGAAGATTGGGAATTTTTAGCAGCCTCATTTAGAGATCTTGTTTATGGAAGTCGTGGGCAAATTGACGTTACTATTTTTGGGTATGTTCCCCCGGCATTTGAGGGAATACCTAATACCCGCGTTGTAAAACCAGTTCCTGTTGCTAACTACTTTGATGTACTGTATGCTTTGAAGTGCGACCTTATGTTAACTCCGCTAGCAGAGATAGATTTTAATACATATAAGAGTAATTTAAAGTTTGTTGAAGCCGGGGCACTTGGAATGCCACTAGTTGCTTCTAATGTGGTTTCATATAACCAAGATATTGTTGATGGTGAAAATGGCTGGGTATTGCCCAATAAGCCATATCATTGGACTAAACTCCTAATGAAACTTCTAAAAGATAAGAAAGCAGTAAAAGATGCCGGCAAGAAAGCAAGACAGGTAGTTGAACAAAAATATAACTTAGACAATACAGTAATGGATTGGTTTAACTGTTATAATAAAATTATGGAAGATTTTGATAAACCACAAAAGACAGTTGTTTTAAAGGAGGCAAAATGACTCGGTTTGAAGATGTTAAAGATATTTCAATTGAAGAATATTTTAAAGGAAATGCCTTTTCTGTAAATACGTTTAGAGATAAATACTCATGTAAGAAACAAGATGGAACTAAAGAAACAGTTGCTGAAGTATTCTGGCGTGTTTGCAATAAAATATCTGAGATGGAAGAAACAGAGGAGCTAAGGGAGTACTGGAGCAGAAGGTGGTTTGATGAAATTTGGAATGATTGGTGGCGTCCTGGCGGAAGCATAATCGCCGGAACTGTTGATAATAAACACATTAGCACTTCAAACTGTACAACGACTTCTATCAATGGAGACAACTTAGAGGAAATATTTCAGACTGGGTTTAGATTAGCAAAAAACTGTGCATATAGGCAGGGCATTGGCATTGACCTTAGTCCTATCCGACCAAGAGGAACTAAGATTAATAACTCAGCAGAGATGTCTATAGGTGCCGTACATTGGGGTAAGTTCTACGATAACATTGCTAATTATGTTGGTCAGGCCGGCAGAATACCTGCTATTTTATTAAGCCTAAAAGTTGATCACCCAGATATTGAAGAGTTTATTAAATCTAAATCAGACCTACACTCAGTTCAAAATGCTAACATATCCGTGCAAATAACTGATGACTTTATGGAAGCAGTAGAAAAAGATGAGGATTGGTTACTAAGCTATGAAGTAAAAGATACTGGGGAGAAACTAGAAAAGACTGTTAAGGCCAGAGATTTAATGCATCTCATTGCTGAAAGAGCTTGCAACTTTGGTGAACCTGGCATTCAGTTGATAGATACAATACAAAGAGATGTTAATACATCTTATGTAAAGGACCCAACAACTGGACAGAGTTTTGTACCCATTTCTAGCAACGCCTGTTCTCTGGCTGGAGATACTCAAATGCTTGGTACGTGGGGAGGACAAACAGGTTATCGAACAATTAAAGAACTTTCTGAAACTAATAATGGAATGCATGAACTATATAATCCAATAGTTGGTGCATTTCATCTGTGCCACGTATATAAATCTGGCGCGAGCAACAATATTGTTGAATTAACTTTGCAAGATACGGGTGGCGGCCGCCAATTTAAGATTAAATGTACTGATAACCATGTATTTCTTTGTGATGATGGTGTTCAAGCGCCTGCTAGAGAATTGGCTGGGCGTTTAATTTGTAGTTTTAGCTTAGTTGGGCAACTACTTAATAGTTCTCGTGAGCAAGATGTTGTTAAGGTAATTAATGTTGCCTCTTTATCTGGGGCTGAAGATGTTTATGATTTTACCATGCCTGAAGAAGTGTCCCACTGGCCGTGGGGGGTTGCTAATGGCGTATGGACACATAATTCTGAAAAACTAATGTACCCAGACTCTACTTGTGTGCTTGCTAGTATTAATGTTGGCAGGTTTTCAACTGCAAAGAGTAACAAAAATTTATATCAAGAGATATGTACTATTGGTGAAAGTATAACAAGATTTTTGGATAATGTAGTTACTTATGAATTAAAACTTAATAAGTCACCGATACCCCAACAAAAATATGTAGTTGAGATGTTGCGTGAAATTGGTGTTGGTATTACTAATCTGCATGGCTGGCTTTTGAATATGGGCATGTGTTATGATTCAGACGAAGCCAAGGAAGTTACTGAAAAATTTGTAAGCAAGCTGGCATATGTTTGTTACAAAACCTCTATTGATTTGGGAAAGGAAAAGGGCAACTTTGGGGCATTTAATGGAAAAGACTATAGAAAATCTCCGTATATAAAAAGATTAATGGGCGCTTTCCCCGATTTGAAGTTTAAGACTATGCGTAATTCGATGGTTTTGTCTATTGCTCCGACAGGGTCTCTATCTTTAACGTTTGCTAAAACACCAATATCTACTGGTATTGAGCCTGCCCCAGGCTTTTATTATTGGAAAAGATCTCGTACTTCTGGTTATTGGAGATGGTATTTTGTTGTTCCTGTATCTGTGCAGGAATACTTGAAAGATAAATATGGCCTAAGCTTTGAGTGGGAAACTATAGAAGATCCAGACGGTAAAATAGGGCTTGCCACAATAGATTTGATTGAATCGAGGTTAGGTGATTTTAAGAATTTGTTTAAACCGGCGCACTTAATTGATCCACTAAAAAAGGTTGATTTAATGGCTGCTGTTGCTAAATGGATTGATAGTTCTATATCTACAACTTACAATATGCCAGAGACTGCAACTCCAGAATTGGTTGAAGATATTTATAAAAAGGCTTGGAAACTTGGTATTAAATCTGTGGCTGTATACAGAGATAAATCTAGGCAGGGGGTAATCGAGTTTGATCCTCCACCGATTGTTGAGAAGCGTTTTGCTAGTAAACAAAAGCAAGAAAGACCAGCTACAATTGAAAGACATTTTGCACCAAAAAGACCAGCCGAATTGCCTTGTGATATATACAATGTAACTGTTAGTGGAACTAAGTGGGTAGTTATTGTTGGTCTTTTAGGAAAAGAGCCGTTTGAGGTTTTTGCTGGCAAAAGCGAAGACATAACTATTCCAAATAAATTTAAGAGCGGTATAATTAGGCGCCGGGGCAAGGGGACGTATGATTTAGCTATACCACTAGATGGCGATGAGTTGGTATTTAGAGATATAGTTAATTTATTTAAGAACGATACTTATACAGATACAACACGACTAATTAGTTTGTGTTTGCGAAGCGGCGCACACATGCAGTTTGTAACAGAACAGTTGTCTAAAGCCAGTAATTCTATAACTGATTTTTCTGCTGCTGTTTCTAGAGTATTAAAGAAGTACTCCGAGGAAATTGTTGGGCGTGAATTTAAATGTCCCAATTGTGGTGGAACTGAAGTAGACAATTCTTCTGGTTGTAATGTTTGTAAATCTTGTGGCTGGAGCCGATGTGAATAAATGTTAGTACCGGCCGATAACTTAGTTTTTAGTTATGACCAACAATCAGAATACAGAAATGTTGGTGAACACGCATTACTTTATACTTTGAAGTTAGTTAATGGACCAACTGTAACGATTTGTAAGGGAAGCGGCCTTTGTGTTCCAGAAGGCGGAAAACTAGTTGTTAAAGACATAGTTGATATAGATTTAAATAAAATTAAACATATTGCTGTAGACCACAGTGTACCACACAGCGGTAAAATAACAAGTAGAAGCAAGTTAGTTGGTTACCTTGTAGCCTGTGGTGAGTTGACGGCTGCTGGCGCTACTTTTACAATACCCAAAGAATACTACAATGAAGTTAATAGGAATCTAATTAATATCTTTAAGCACCTTGCTGTGACTGTTGAATATAGGCGAGCGAAGGAAAACGGTTCTTATAAAATACTAATTGATCCGTCAATTATTGATACGCTTATTTCTTTAAAGAAAGAAATTCTATGTTTAGCTAGTAATGAATTTCCTGGACTTCTTAAAGGGATTATGGAAGTTGTTCCTAAGAAAGTTGATAAGAAAAAGAAGAGGCTAGAAATTTATCCTACTAGAGAAGAAACATTCAAATACTTGCCGGCATTGTTGCTTGGAATGGGTGTTTATCCTTTTGTGTATAGTGATAAGATTGTGATTTCTCACGCCGATTCTCAAGAAAATCTGGAAGTTCTTGGTAACATTACATTTGATAAGTACGGAGAATCCGAGTATCTATGGCCTATTCCTGTGCTAGTTGGGGATGAGGAGATTTATTTAAAGAAATCTGAATTTATGCGGTTATTGTCAAAGCACGCCCCCAACAAACTTAATTTATTTAATAATTATTTCTTTTATAAGATATCCGATATTTCGTTCAGCGGGTATACAAATAACACATTAGAAGTAACAAATGAGAAAGTAATGTCAGATGGAATTACACTCTATAACATATCAAAAAGCTAAAGACCTGCTTGTAGCTGGTCATCTGGCCGGGACTTTAACTTATGATAAAAAGTCTATCAATGGACATCTATATAAAATTAGAAACAATTCTTTATTGTTAAATTTTAATCACCGCCGTGTGTTGGCTCTTAGTACTCTTGCTTCTAAAGCTGATTTTATTAAAGAAACAACTCTAGGCAGCTTAGTTGATCTTTTGGTGGAACCTATAACAGATGAAATGGCTGTAGCCAACATAAATTTGGCAGTGCTTCATTATGCATATATGGAGATAGGCACTTTTAAGAAAGACATAATATTTATTTTAAAGAACATTGACACAAGATTTTTACCTACACTCAAGGCCACTATAGATGCACTAGGTATTTATTCTGTTATAAATAGAACAGGCAATAGAACAATTGTTCGTGTTTTCAGAGAGGATTCCAAAGATATATTTTTTAATACCATGCAATCTAATATGTTCTTTCAATATAAGAATAACAAACACGCGGCTTTGGCATTTGATTTAAGTGATTACGATAAGGTACTTAGGTATCTTAATGATGTTAAACATTCTTTTATTTTACACCATGTATATAATAAAACATTTTGGTCTTTTAAGTGTCTAGGTATTTCATTTAATTTATTTCCTAAGTTAAATGTTGTTACGGACATGGAGGCCGAAAAGGCCCTTTTAACGGCACTGGTAAAGAATAGTCCCACGTGTGCTGTTGGTGTAATATCTGAGCCAATTATAAATCTTTGTAGAGAGTTTAATGTTAAAATAATATCATTTACACCAAGTGTAACTAGTGACTATATGATACCGTTTGAGTCTCATGAACTTGCAGTAAACAAGTTGAAGGAGTTTTTGTATGCGTAAAAAGAAATCTAAAGTAGATTGGCATAAAGTTGGTCGGAAGTCTAAGACAAAGGGCAATTCATACGAACGGCTTATTGCTAAGATCTTTAGTGAGTATTTTAATGAAGAATTCATACGAACTCCTTCTAGTGGGGGTATGGATCTTAAAGGGGACATCTGCTTTAAAGAGTTTTATAAAAAGAGAATGCCGGTTCTTATTGATACTAAGGATCAAAAAACACTTCTTGGTGCTAGAATGAAGCAAGAACTTCTAAAGGCAAGACAAGATGCAGATTATTCTAAAGTTGGGGATAGATACTTTTTGGTAGTACACGAACCTGGGACATCTAACCACTTTGCGATGTTGCCGTTAGATTTCCTTCTTGAACTACTTAAGAAATCTTCTATTTTTTGATTATACTATAACATGGAGGTAGAGTGTGAATCTAGAGTCAGAGGTAGGTCCAGTGGTTTCGACAGGTGGAATGAAGTATGTGGGGCCGTTTGAGTTATCAAAGGCCAATTCGACTGATCTTTGTTATGACTTATATGCTGCTAGTATTTATGCGATAGAGAGTTTACTCTCTGGGGCAATGACAACGAAAGAGAACCTAACATGTTTTGATTCAAAGGACTTAGAAACATCTAATTTTGAATTTCCATTTGTCCTTAAACCACACACCAGGGTTTGCATAGATACAGAAACTGTTATTGAATTTACAGAAGAAGTGGGTGCGATTATTGGCCCTAGAAGTGGTTTGGCTTTTATGTATGGGATTGATGTACTGGCTGGCATTATTGACCCCGGATATAGAAACTCAATTAGAGTTATTTTGATAAATCACGGGGAACAGCCATTTACAATTAATCGTGGTGATAGAATAGCCCAGCTAAGATTAGTTCCAGCTTATCCGTATGGACTAATAAAGGCTAAAGAAATTAATCTTAAAACGGATAGAGGTACTAAGGGTTTTGGTTCAAGTGGGGTTTAATGTCTAAAGGTAAAAAGAGCGTCACATCTTTATTGAAGTATCATAAAGATCTGGAGGGCGGATTACGTACAGAATCCGCCCAAAAATATTTTAATAAGATGCTTGAAGAAGTTCAAGAGGACTATAGCAATATTGAATTGACCGATGCTGAAAAGGATCAATTACAGAAAGATCTTTTTTTGCTTAAGTATGGTCATGGTGTTTTTGAACCTAAGAAATGTGATAAAAACTGTACATGTAGTTTAAAAGAAATGGGCAAGGCGCCCGAAGGCAAGCCCTGCCCATTTGAAATAGCATTTATAGGTGACCGTTTTAAATTCTGGGCTGAAACATTCCAGCAAAACGAAATAGATGTAGAAAACCCTCTTTATCAAACTTATATATCAGAATTGGCTTATTTAGATAATCTTATTCATCGTTGCGCGCAAGCACTTGCTACAACATACCAAACGCCCATAGTTGAGTCAGTTTCCGGAGTAACAAAATCAGGAGACGTGTTAATAGAACTAATTGAAAATCCAGTAATAGGAGTTATGGATAAATTGGAAGCCAGAAAGAATAAACTCCTTAATGATTTAGTATTAACGCCACGAGAAAGCTATAAGCGTAAAGTAGCTTTAAAAATAAAAACACAAGATGACTATGCTTCTATCCAAGCAGCTAAACGTGTAATTGAGATTTCACCTGACCATTTGATGGAAGCACCAGACCACTTGTCTGATGATGAATAGGAGGCACAGATATGGCTTTAGTGGGCTTTAAAACATTTCTTGGTAATCTGCTTGAATCGTTTAAAACTAGGGCTTTAAGTAATTTTCATGTTGCCAGATCTATGGTAGACGACGGTACCATAAAAAAAGCAACAAGTAAAATTAGGTTGAGTGATAGCGCCGTTACACTCAATAATTATGATAAGAATGGGAATTTATTGGATGCTAATGTGAGTAACATATCGGAATCTAGGGGGTGGTTAGCTCGGGAGATTCGTAAAGTACGGGCCGATAAAACCCTGACTAAGCAACAGCGCGCCGCTAAAGCTAGAGCACTACTTAAAGAAACCGAGTTGAAGACGTCGAGTTACTCTTGGCCCGCCATCCCCCAATCCAATAGGAAGCATATACAAGTAGGTGAAACACTAAATTTTGGCAGGGATATCAGGCGAGCTGAACGCGGGCAGAAATTAGTCGCAAAAGCACGTGCAAACCAGAAACTTGATGCATTTCAGGGAATGCTAGAAACTAGAGCATATTGGTCTCAGGGCATTAATAGAGCAGCATCTACTGCAGGCCTTGGTGCCATCGGCGGAGCCGCTAAGGGGGCATACGAAAGCACTATAGGACCAGATTCAGAAAACCGTGGGATGTTTAGTTCTATTGCTGGAGGAGCATTTAAAGGAGCAGTCTATGGTGGTATGGCCGGTGCTGGATTCCATTTAATGCGAGGCGGGAAATTAGATGTAAATACAAGACTTAATCCTAGGCTACCGGCAAAGAAGCTTACTTTATTTCAACATGGCCTAAATGATGTTGATTTATCTAATATGAATTTGCCAGGTAAACTTGATCCTGTGGCGAGACAGAGAGAGATTAAGTATTACAAGGAGGCTCGTGACGCAGCTAAAGCGGCTGCCTCAGCAAGGAAGGCGGCCCGACAGGCCAAAAAACGAAAAAAACCATAATAAGTAGGAAATAACTAGAATGTCAATTACAAATATTTGGAACAAGCTCAGTACAAAAGTAGGCCTAAAGACAGCTGGAAAAGTTGGTGGCAGGGCTGTGGCTATCATTCCAGGTGTACAATTTGTTATTAATCCATTCATGTCAGCTAAAGCAGTAAAGGATGCATGGACAGGGCACGAGATGACTTCTATGAAAATCCTTGATCTTGCTGGAGTTATTCCTACAGAAATAGCATCTTATATTCCATACGCCGGATTTGCTTTTGGACTTGCACAGATACCTTGGAGTATTGGTGTGAGCATTTTAGAATCAGTTGCTATGGGCGCCAAATCACAAAACCAGTTTAGAGTTTCTCCTATGGTTTATAATAATCAGGTGGCAAGTTCTATAATGAGAGCTACTTCAAAAATGGGGGCATTGGCCGGCACTAGCTTAGCATCACAAAATCGTGCGTATAACCTACACAGGAAATATGGAATCAGTGTCTAATGAAAGATGCCTATACATTTCTTAAAGAAATACTTGATACGCCCGAAAGGATAGCCAAAAGAAAGGCGATGCACCCGTATTGTCAAGAATGCCTCTACGCAACTAATCCTAAAAATTATATTGGCAGTCAACCTGAAAGAAGGTCTCGCGAAACAACAAAGGAGCGTGGCGATCCAGAATGTGTTGGCATTTATCTAAAAGAAGATTTTGAATATGGATATACTGAATTACAGAAAGCTGGTTATGTGCAAGTTACGCTTGATGATGTTGTTGATTGGTTAAACCCGTCTCACTGGGTTCAAAAAAATCTAAGCCTAACTGGGACAGAATTTAAACCATATTGGTATCAAGACAGAACTTTAAAGTGTACAGCTAGACTAAAAGCATTACGTAAAGGCCGCCGCGCCGGCAAGACAGAATTCATTGCTGCGTATGCTGTTTATAGATTATTTAATCCCCCTAAACCGTTTTGGAAAATTCTTATAACTTGCCCACAGCAACCACATTCTAAAGAAATATATGAAAAGATTAATGAATTCTTAACAGCTAACCCTGCACTTATAGACTCTGTTATTATTAAGAAAACACCTTATTTTGAATTAAAGGTTAAGGGTACTAGGGCCAGATTAAGGATATTTACAGCAGGTTCTAAGTCTGGTAATAAAGCATTGGGTGTTCGTGGTCAGGGTGCCAACGAAATAGTTCTTGATGAAACAGACTACTTGTCTGAAGACGATACAAATACTATTTCTCCTATTTTAACAGATCCTGGTGGAGGTATGCTACTTGCAGCCTCGACACTTAATGGTCAAGAAAACACATTCTTTTATAAATTATGCCACATGACAAGTGTTAAGGAATTTTATATTCCTTTTCGAGCCAGGCCAGATTGGACGCCGGAAAAAGAGCAGTTAGCGAGAGATACTTGTGCCAATGAATTGACTTGGGAACTTGAATATAATGTTCGGTGGGTGGGCCAAGTTGCCGGGGTATTTCAAAAACAATTTGTTGGTATTGCGTTTAATAGGCATCCATACACATATGAAGATATGAAATTTAATCCTGGATGGAAATATTACTTGGGCATTGATTGGAATGGGGATAACAACGGTACTAGGTTAGTTGTTGTTGGATTTGATCCTGGTAAGAAAATTCTTTATACTGTTGCTAAAGAAATTGTAGCGTATGAGGGCTGGACACAAACCAAATCTATAAGTAAAATAATTGAATTAAATAGGATATGGAAACCCGACCTAATCATGATAGATAGGGGTTTTGGTCAATGCCAGGATGAAATTATTCGTCTAGTGGGTATTGAGGCCGATAAGGCCGTGCACATGAATAAAGATTTAGGTGACAGCATTAAATCTGATGCTAGATTAAAAGATATTGTTGAAGTTGTAGATTTTGGTGGTACAATAGTAATACCTAATTTATTTACTAAAACAGATGAACAGAAATATGCTAAACAATATTTAGTAGAGAATTTACAAAGATTGTTTGAATTGCAGGCAATAAATTTGGCAGAAGACGACACCCTCAAACATCAATTACTTAATTATGTTGTGGGTAAATTTGGTACTAAGGGACCTGTGTACAAGGCAGGTAAGGAGGGTGACCACGATCTAGATGCTTTGGCTCTAGCTTGTTTTGGTTTTGCAAAGAAATGTCATTATGAGTTCCAAGAGAGCGACTCCGTGATAGCAGCAGTTGTTGTAAAGAAAAGTGCCGAGCAACTCCAGGCCGAATCAGAGGAGCAGCCACAAAGTTTAGCCATATTGCATGAAGAACAAAAATATAACAAACACAATGATCCCCCACAGGTAGCCATTATGCCTAAATTTAAAAATAAACCTAAAGAATCCAGAGCAATAACTAAAAACAATAAAATAAACAAGGTACCTTCTAGGGGAATTAATAAAGATACAAACAATATTATAGGTTTTATGCGAGGAAGACATGGGCAGAATTGAACCATATAAATTTGAACCGCCTCCGAGCGAAATACGTTTAGAGGATAAAAAGTCGGCTGTTAAGCCAAAGGATACAACTCAGGAAATTTATCAGCAGAGACTGAAAGATTTAATTGATTTGTTAGATTTGATTGCTGAATTGTGTGATTATTCGGAACAACTGATTGATCAAGAAATGAAAGATGTTACTTTAGTTTTTGATCCTCAGAATTTTCCCGAACTTCATGCTAGTATGAAACGACGGTTTCCTTCAGCCGATCCTACAAAAGTAACATATGAACAATATAAGGATACGTTTAACCTGATTTCTGATCTTGTTGTTAATGGGGTATGGTAATGGAAATTACTGCTAAAGTGCCGGGACTAGATTTGACCAATAAAGTCATTCAAGGATCTACAGCCGCTAAAAGGTTGGGAGTTGATCGTGGCATGACTGCTGCGGACTCTTGGAATCAATTAATAAGAGGGACTTATGATTTAACTTACCCGCACATTGTTGGTGATTTTAGGCATATGAAGGATGACTATCAGATTACTAAATTCTCTGTTGCTTCTATCAAAAGGAAAATTCCTGCCTTTGGAAACGTGATGTCTTTGTTTCCTAATAAATTAGGTTGGAATTTGGCCCTGCCTGATCCTGTGCATGGTTTTGTAAAAAAATCAAAAGTAAGTGCTGAAACGGTTTTTGAATCAGTACAGAATATGGACTATACAACTAAGGCGGCAGAAAAACTATTTAATATCGATACCGCTGCATCAACAGCAGCTAAGGGATTATTTTCTGATTTAAATAGTACTTTTCCAGATACAAGCACAAAAGTTGATCTTATAGCTGGGCTAAACCCAGATAATGTTTTAAACGCAGCGTTCTCTGACGGTCAGACCGCAACGCAGTTTAGCTCTTCAACCACACAAGCCGCCCCAAGTTCCGCTGTTGATCAAGCTAAACAAAGTGTAATTACACAATTACATGAATCTATTGATGAGGCGGTTTTTGGCGATTCAGAAGCTATGTTGCCTGCTGTTGGGTACCCAGGAAGCAATATGAATGGTTATGTTTTCTATCAAAAATCAAAGAGCAACAAATGGCTTGTTCCCAACAGTGTAAGTAATATAAATTCTAATAAACTAATAACTGTAGTCTTTGATGAAGAAGGATATGAAATTCTTTATGATGAGTTTTTTATAGATAAGAACTATAATATTACTTTAACTTTTGAAGAGCCTGTTATTGGCCGAGCAGTTATTTTTAGACTGGACGAAGTATATAGACCAGAAATACCCCCAGTGGATGTTGATGAACTTTTAGAAGCTTTAAGTGAAGATGAGGCTGCTGGAGCCGCCGGAACAACTTCCCCTGTTGACACATTAGATCCGTTGGCTAACTCCCAAATTGGGCCTGATCTTAGTCAGGTTGATTTAAATGATCCAGCAACTAAAGCCAAGGTTGAAGAAGATTTGATGGGCGGTGAGACGGTTTACAAATTTGAAGATCGTGCTATGCTAAACAGGAATTAATTATGTTACCAGATAAAATATTAGCTAACGATTTAATTGTTGTTTCTAATACATATGAAAATCAAGTAATGAACTCCGGAGAAGAGTATCAAGGAACATTTCATTTTAGCCTCCTTAAGAATCTTCGAATGCTTAAGAATACTGCTCAAACGTTGTCTGAAACATTAAAATCTGTTCCTAGCTATGAGCCTCCTACAGAGGAAGCTGGCTCAACGACAGAGGAAACAACTGGGAGTACAACAGATGTAGCAAGCGGGGTTAGTTCTGGTTCTGTTAATGCCCTTGTTGGTGGTTCAGGCGTATCTAGAGGAAGTACCAGCGGCGGTTCTGGTGCAGGTAGTTCTGGGATAAGAGTATCTGGTTCTGGTGGTATTGGCGGTAATTTTGGAATTAGAAATGCCATAAGACGCGGATCAATAAACTCAAGAATTGCCGGACCTATTGATACTAAACTTAAAGGAACAGTACCTGGTGATATTTTAGATACTGTTGAAAAAATTGGTAATATTAGTCTAGGTAATTTGGCAGACGTTATCGATAATTTGACAGGCAATACTGACGCCGTAAAGGCAGCCGGATGCGCGGCCACTGCTTTAAGTGTTCTTGGCATGTTTGATAGAAATATTATGGTACAAATTAATAAGGCCTTTTCTTATGCTGGAGCAGTTTCAAACATGATCTCTGCCTTTACTGCTACTCCAATGTCATTCTTTTCATCCTTTTTCGCAGGTGGTGGTTTGTCGGCGTGCATAGACATACCAGTACTTAGTAATATTATTGGCCCTATAACTGTTGGTTTGTCTGGTGTTGGTGTTATGGGTCCACACGGGTCTTTAGTATCCGCTGCCGCTTCGGCATCTATGTATGGTAATATGCCATTACTTAGACAACTAAAAAGAGTAAGTGCCTTGGCCAGCGGAGTTGCCAATGCCTGTACTGGAAGTCCAGATAATCCTATAAGCCAACTTCTAGAAAAGAGCACAACAGAAATGGATAGGCTGTCTCAGCTATTTAAAGATGAAGTAGCTAAATTTTCAGATGTACTTAATAAAGGAATGAAAACAATCAACGACCAAATAAGTGATATAGGAACTAATTATTTATTTAACAAAATGTCAGACAGTGCGACAAATGATTTTAATTCTTCTGCAAACATTCAAGCACCCGCCGGCGGAAACATTAATATAAGTGCTGGTAGTTTATTACAAACATTTGGTATATTCCCTCCTACATCTAGTTCAACTAACAGGAAACTAGATTATTTCAGTACCAAACCAAAAACAGGTAAAGCTGCTGGCAGAATAAAAAGCACATTACAATTATCTGGTACGACTACTAAGCTTTCGTTGAGGTAAATTATGGAAAACAATGATAACAATGATGAGATAACTGCTGTAGCAGCATACGATCAGCTACTAGAAACAAAGTTGATGGAACCCCATTCATTTGAGAATGGTCGTTTGGTTGTTGTGCGAAGAACCGATTTTATGGATAAAGTGTCAATGCGTTCTATCACTAAACCAGATTATGTTGATAGGGGATCTTTTTATTTTAAGTATGATAGAGAGCGGATAGTAAACCCTGAATTTGATTTTCAGCAAGTATTTACTTATTACCATAATGAGCCTCTAATTGAGAGGGCAATATCTAAACGTGTTAGTTTAATGTTCAAGAATGGTTGGAAGATAGTAGGTAAGGATAAGAGCCTAGTAAAGCAAATCAATGAAAGGTTTTTTGAGAAATGCTTGATTAGTGGTAAGACTCCTACTAGTTTTCTTATTGAGTTATGTGAATTATTGCTTAGGTATAGCAATGCATTCATTTATAAGAAAAGAGTAGCTTCTGAAGAAACCAATGAATCGGGTGTTGTTTATAAGGTTGGTAAAAAAATAATTAAACCTACAACTACTTACCAACTTATAAGCCCGCTTGTGATGAAGCCAAAATTAGATAAAGATGGCAGAATCATTCAATGGCTTCAATATTCTGTTGATAAGTCCAGAGAAGTTGCTAAATATAACCCGAACGATATAATTCATTTGCATATGAATAGGGAAACAGGGTTTATATTCGGTAAGCCAAAGATTTTATCAATAGTTCAAGATGTTGATGCTCTTAGAAGAATAGAAGAAAACGTGCAAATGCTTATTGCTATTCACTTGTTTCCTCTGTATCAGTATATAGTAGGTACTGAAGAGCGTCCTGCAAAAATTCTTCCCAACGGCACAACGGAAGTAGATGCAGTTCAAGAAATGGTAGAATCTCTTCCTACTCAGGGCGTTATTTTTACACCAGAGCGGCATAAAATTCAGGCAGTATCCACAGATAGTGTTATGGATGTAAACCCATACCTGAGTTATTTTAAGAATAGATTGTATACTGGTTTGGGTGTTTCTAGTGTCGACATGGGCGAAGGCGATACTTCTAATAGAGGGACAGCAGTTACTATTTCTCAAGCATTGAAAGATTCAATCGGCTTTGATCAAACACTGATTTCTGAAATGCTCAACGCTACAATACTTAAGGATATTATTTTAGAAATTCCAGGGACAAAGAACGAACTTGTTCAGTTATTAATGAGCACCAACTTCAGATTCTTAACTATTGATGTTGATGAGAAAATAAAGAAAGAAACACATGCTCAGGCTCTATATAATTCTGGGGCAATTTCCCACAATGAGATGAGAGACGCCGTTAACCAAGATCCTTGGGTTAGTGAGCAAGATCTTATTGATAATACTACGACTGGAATTAAGTTTAAATTCCAAGTTGTGTTGGCAGAGCTAGCAGCCAAACTTAAGTCGCAAATGACTACAGCTTCGGCTGGAGGTACAGAACCGAAGACCTCTGCAGCTAAATCCTCTGCATCCACTGAAAGATACACAAGTAACATACTTAGGCCCGAAAATGCACAAGGAAAGAAGCTTGATCCTAAAAGACTTACCAATAGTTTGGATTGGTCGGCGTTTGGCCTAGATGCGGAAACTGATTCAGATAAGATTAACACAATCTCGGAATGGCTTATAGAAGAGATAGATAAGATCTTTTTAACTTAAAATTCAAATTTTGAATTTTATCTAGAATCTTTTTAAATTACTATACTATGAGAGCGTACACTTTGTTGTACGCTTATTTTTTATGGAGGGCGAGATGGCCGATAAAATTATATTACCAAGTTTTATGGATACGATTGAAGCGGAGTTGAACAAAGATGATGCCAACCTTGCGTGGAAGAACTTTAAACAACAGGATAGTTCTAATGTTGTTAGGGGCCTTTATGTAAAGGCAGTTGCTACTCACGCAGATAAAATAATTAATGGTCGTATATATGTCAGAGATAGGGTTGCTGCTGGTAGCCAGACATTTATAAAGCCATTTCCTAAGCCAGTTTCTAAACAACATTCTGATGCAGATCCAATTGGTAGGGTTATAGAGCAAAAGTTTATTGATACAATTGATCTGTTGGGGCCTAAGTTTTACTCATTTAAACAGCTTACTTCTAAAGTACATCGGGATAAGTACATAGATTTTTTAGCTGATAACGTTCTTTTTAAAGACAATAATTTAGGCACCGGTTACATTGAATTAGGTATGGACATCACAGATAAAGAAGCAATTGAAAAAGTTATGGATGAACGATACCTTACAATGTCAATTGAATTTGATACAGATCACTATTATTGTAGTGCTTGTTATGCCGACTGGAAGGCTGGGGAAGTGTGTGAGCACCGGCCAGGTCAGGTTGTTGAGGAGCGCCCTGTTTTCAATATTACAGATAAGTTGATTTATAAGGGTATTGATTTTGTCAATAAGCCTGCCGACGACGGTTCAATTGTTATTCATAAGGGCGAAAAGCCGGCGCATGTTGATGCCTATGTTTTACGAACTTATGAAGATAAAATGACTTATTTTAAAGATCACCTGGAGGATTTTAGTATGTTTAAACAACTATTAGAGGGTTTAAAGGCCGGAGAGAAAATTAGTATAGATTCCCTTTGGGAAGCCGAAGATTTTAATAGCTATGAGCTTTATAAATTTCTTGGTATTGATGAGAAGCATCAATTAACAGAAGAGGGCTACGCCGCACTACCTAAATCTAAATATTGTGGTTTTGGTAACTCGTTGCCAATTGTGGACTCTGTTCACTTTAATGCCATTAAAGAGTTTCTTAAACTATTTGGGCCTAGTGATGGAGTTAGCAAGGTTCGCAATCGTGCTTACTATGAAGCACAAAAACTTGGACTACTTCCTTCTTCTGAAGTAACGATTGAGTTAGCTACCGGTGCTGACAATGCCAATGAAACTTGGTCTATTAAATCAAACGACGATGTAGCTAAACTTTGCCATAAGCTGTGGGAAACAAACATTGATTCTGAAATACCAGAGCAAGTTAAACAGAGAATGCTGATCCTAAATCTAGATGCCGAAGAGCTTAAGAATCAGTTTGTTGAACAAAAAGCAGCCCAAGACAGTGCTGAGGTCGAAGAGACCAAAACAGAAGAGGAAACAAAGGAAGAGATAAAAGAAGAGATTCAAGAGCAAGCCGATAGTGCTGAGCCCAAAGATGATACTGAACAGAAAAAGGAAACTTCTGTAAATGATTTGTATACTATTTTTACGAGTTTGGGAGAAGACCAGCAATGTGAGTTTCGCTCTTTGATAGGAATGGATTCCAATATTGTTCAGCTTGAAGATAAGATAGGGGCCCTTCAAGCTGAGTTGGAAAAAACAAATAAAGAGCTAGAAGTTCTTAAAGCAGAGTATGAAAATAAAACAAAAGAGATTTTGGATTACCATTCTGCTTTAGCAAGCGCTGTTGTTGACCTAAGGATGATTTCAAGGAAACCTGAAACAACTAAGGACAATTACTCAAGAGAAACAGCAACGAAAGAATTTGCCGGTAGAACAAAAAGCTCATTAATCGATTCTTTGAAGGATTTAAGATCTGAACTTTTCGATCCCTCAGATGAAGGGGCACCTGAAGAGACCGGAAAAGATGCCGTTGTTGCCAAAGTTAAAGAAGGGCTTGGTAATGCGGTTGATCAGAGTGAATTCTTTAAGATTTTTAGACAACGGAATTATTAATTCTGCTATGGAGGATTTAAATGGCTAGAAATACTTACGGACAGTATACCGCAACTTCACTAACACCTGTGGGGCGCGGTGAAACAACTCCTGGCGTTGAATTGTGCGAATCAGTAGTGCCCTGGATTGGTAGTAGAGCACTACCGGCTCCATGGCTCCCCATTAAGCGTTGGGATGAGCATGCCAAAAGCGGCGTGGTTATCTCAGTAGGTGTGGCTGTTGGTTATGATATTAATGGTTATCTTGTTCCCGCCGGCATGGTTGGGGGCACAACCACAGTTACTTATACTTCTTATGACGTAGATATGGGCGTCATCAACGTTGCGGACGGAGAGCCTGTCGAAACTGGTGACATCGGAAGTGTAACAGTTCCTTCAGGTCTATTGGGAGGCACTAGCGGGGTTATTCCTGTTGGTTTTGCTTCTTATAATTATTATCAACATCTCGGTGGGTTTACAGCTACTGGTACATATGCTTCTGATTATGGGTATACAGTAGATAATGACAATCCCATCAAGTATAGACTACACAACACATCTAAAGAAGATCTAGTTGCATTTACTTGTGACTATGTAATTGAAGTACCTTGGATTGGTACGGCTGAAGATTCTATCTCTGGACTAACTACTAAGGCTTTGTCCTATGCTCACGCATATGGCACATTCTCTTATGGTGGGTTTGTGAAGGTCGATGCAAAGGGTATGTATATTCCTTCAACTACAAATTATGATAATTTGTTTGTTGGTCAGGTTCTTGGTTACAGAACATACCCTGCTGACGCTCTAAACAGAGTAAAGACGGCGTATGAAGGCGCGACTAATACTAGCTGGTCAATGCCCGGCAGTGCTACTGGTGGTGTGCCGAGAGCTATTCATTTAGCTACTGATGGCGCTTACTATGGCGGAGATACAACTTCTCGTGCCTGCACCAGCATAATCATTAATTTCCAGAAGTAATGGAGGGGTGTATAATTATGAACGGCAACTTTAAAGACTACGAGGATTATCAGAATCAGTACGCCCAAATGAAGCACATCTGGGCAACCAACGGGTTCGATTTTGATCCCGTTGATAAGCGGCCCCTTCCGAAGCGTCTGTCCCTGAAGGATACTTTGGCATTACCTAATGCCACTTTTTTGATTCCACAGGTATTGACTGA